AGGAGGGGGGGCAGTTCTTGCAGCACCAGTTGATGTTATGGATGCTGTGGATCCTCCCCCATCCTCCTGAGGATTCTTTGCCATCATCTGTGTGTGCTTAGTCAATGCTAGATTATATCTCTTGACCTCTGCTCTTATTTCTTGAGTTACTGTGAGACCATCAACCTTTTCACCTATTGTTGCAGCAGCAAGTTCAGCCCTATGATCTGCTGTCATTGAACCAAACATCTGAAAATGCTGCTGCTTCATACCATCAGGTCTTTCAAGATTCATTGACATCTTTGGTGTCTCTTCTGAGGTTTCACCACCAGTAGTTGGTTTTCCAGAAGTAATAAAGTTTACAAATCCCTCATGCCCCGCTTTACTGGCATTTAAATGTAAGTGTTCTGCATAATTACCACCTGTTGCACCCTGTACGCCAACAAATTTACCCTTATTGACAGTATTACCTTGTTTTATTCCAGATCCAATACTACTCAAGTGATGGAATCCCATTGGTCCAAGAGGTCCATCCACAACAACACTCTTGCCATATCCATTTCCAACATCACCAGCTCTTAGTATTTTACCTGACTGTGGTGTAGGGATGTCTCCATTAGGTCCAGTTGGCATGTAATCTGGCATTTTACCTACACCATAATCCCTACCAGGACCCATTTTTATACCATCATGGTATGTAACGCTTTTTGGATTATGAGAGTGTGGCATTAAATCATTAAAGTTATAAGTCTTTCCTTTTTCCATTCTCTTGTTTGCTATGGGTCTTCCACCATTAGAAGTCAGAGAAACCATTCCACCCTGATTTGCATACTGAACTCCCTCCACAACTTTAGGTATGTTGGTTGAACCAGCAGCAGCGTTCATACCTAAAAGAGTGTCTGCACCAAAATTCTCAACTGCAGGTCTAGACATTACAATCTCACCTGGTGTGAGCATTGCTGGTACAGTATCTTTATTTACACTTCCAGGGACCAATCCACCACCAGAGAATGCCTGTGCATTTATTACGGTGCCACCACCATTTGCCATCTGAATATTGGTTGTCATTCTAGGCGTATTGTTTCCTCCACCAGCAGCATTCATGGCAAGTAAATTATCTGCACCAAACTTACTGACAGCGCCCCTACTCATAACAATCTCACCAGGTTGAGCAGCAATCAACTGTGTATCAGGTCCAGCACCTTTAATATTAACACCACTATTGTTGGTTACATTCCCACCAGTAATATTTGCACCACCAATATTATTTGTCATACCACCCAGGTTTACATTACCCATTTTATTATTCACACTTCCCATTTTAAAACTATTACCACTATTAATGGTCATACCACCACCAACATTATTAGAAGTTATATTACCACTATTAATGGTCATACCACCACCAACATTATTAGAAGTTATATTACCACCCTCCTCATACCTGTTTATAGTGGTATTATTATTGGTTACATACTCATTGTGAACAACCTCTCCACCCTGATAACTCTGCTGAATAGGGGGTGGTGTTTGAGTTGTGGCACCCTGTGGCAATACATCAAAGGGATCATATGGTGGGATCTCAGGAATCTTAGGTATTGCCAATGAAGGAGGTTCATCCTCTATATTATTCAGAGGATCAGCACCAAACAATCCCAAGACATCATTAATTCTATCCTCAATATAATTGAGTGAACTATGAATGGGTTTGAGAATAAAGTCATTGATTGGACCCAGGACAAACTTGTTAAAGTTTTCTATGAATCCATTTATTGCCCTGATGATTCCATTAAAAAATTCTAAAACCCTATTCAGAGCATCAACAAATGGTTGGAGATATTTTTGTGGATCTTTTAATACATTGATTAAGAATAGCAGGGCACCACCCAGCAAGATATTTTTAAAGAAATCCATCAACATATCAAAGATACCCTTGACAGGTTTTACAACCTTATCCTTCATACTCTTTGTATTATCTTTTTCTTTCTTTCCCTTTCCTTCAAGTTTATCCTCTCTTCCTGTTCTCTTTTGTTTTGCTTCAAGAGAATCCTCTTCCCTCTCCTCCTTCTTATCAAGGAGCATTTGTTTCTTGAGGGTGCCAAGAATATTTTCCATTGTGTCTTGAAGGTTATCAAGACTTGGAACAAGATCATTCAGTCCCTTGGAAACTTCCTCTCTAAATTCTTGTTGCTCATCCTCAACCTCATCCTCCTGAGGACTAGCAGGGGGAAGAAGTAACTTTGGAGAAACTTTTTGTTCAGATTGTGTGGGAGTTACCTTTGTTGATTCTAATATTTTTTCCTTTAAATCCTCAGATTTTTTTGCTGTCTCATCAGTTTTATTGAATAACTTAGCAGCATCAACCCTATTTTTCTTTACCTCTTCAACCTTCTTCTTTACGTCCTGCTCCTCTCCCTCAGGGATAGGTATCTTTTTAATTCTTACAAACTCTTTGGTGAGATAAGAAACATCACCACTATCCATATCACCACCACCCATCCTGGCAGCAGCAATTTTTTCCTTCAAAAGAGTTTTATATGTACCAAAATCAATATCACTGGCGTCATCTACACCTAGAAATGTGCGTAAAATACCCTCATCAATTTCTTTCTTGAGATCTACTTGGGTAGTTTCTGCCATTACTTTTTCTTTGCTCTGTCCTCTTCTTCTTTAAGATGTTGCTCAAGTAGAATAGTATAGACCTCCCTTTCCCAGGGCATCATATTTTCAATCTCAGTTAATGAGTATTTATGGTACTGCATCAAGGCAAAGTTCAGTTTATAGAATGACTCCATATCCATATGAGCCATGCCTACGCGAAAAAACTTGACAGTCCCTCCAGTGTAACTTTATTCTTTTTCTTGGTCTTTGGATTCTTCACATCAATGGTGTGAGATAGTTTAGGCATTGTAGAGAAGAACCTCTCAATAATTTTGAATTGATTTGAATTCAATTGCTCAAGGAATTCTCTAACCTCTTGCTGACTCACATCAGCAGTAGACCAAACCTCTTCCTCATTATAAATTTTATCAATACAACCACCAATAAGATCAAATGATTGATCCATATCAGGAGAATCAAACTCAAAATTATTCTTAACAAACTGAGCAAGGGAAGGATACTTCATATCCATTTGATACTCATCATCAAGTTTGATGGTCTTATCATGATCATCATTAAATTTAACTTTGATATCATCAAGGTTAATGGAAACCTTCACCTCAGTCTCACCATCATCAGGACAGATAATATTTACCTCAACATTCTCTCCTACTGACTTACCCCTGATATTCAGGAACAGATATTCAATATCAAATGTGGGAAGATCCTCTACATCAACACCCTTAGTCAGGATGCAATCTGAAATAACAGCCTTGATTGCTGATGTGATCTGTGATGATTCTTCTGATTCAAGAGCAAGAACAAGAAGCTTCTCCTCTTTAACAAGAAAGGGTCTGAATTTAATTGCTTGGCCAGATGAAGGCAACTCCAACTCATATGTTGGTGTAACAATTTTAGGTAAAGGCATAATATCCTATAATGTAGTTCAGTGTGAATATTTAGGCAATGTTTTGAGATGTTGTCTGGAACCCCTGAGCATCATTTAAGAAGTTCAATGAATAGAATTTCTCAGTGATTTTTGTGCCAGCAACATCAACATATGGTTCAGTAACATATCTTACAAAGTTAAAGTTGACATTCAATCTAAGAACATCAGATTCACCATAACTAATCTCCATAGCATCCATTGATGTTGGAAACCCTTCAACAAAAGAATACTTAATTGAATTATCAAGATCCCTATCAAACTTAATTATATCAATAGCGTTTGTTCTATAACCACCAGGTCCATTAGGATAACTCATCCTTGAAGTAGTTCTAAAATTTTTATAATTATCATTTGTCTGTCCACCAGTTTGTTTACCAGCAATATAATCCATCCATCCCTCAAAGAAGTGGAGTGTTTTATATTCATGATCAACCAGCATGGTCACAGAAAAAGAGTCATCATACATTCTCCTATATGCCATCTTCTCAGTGACACCCATAAAATCACCAGTCACATCATGAGTGGCAAATGAGGATGCTGGTAACTTAGCAGAAATGCAGGAGATATTAACCCTCTCTATTAGTTCATTCCAGTAAACACCCTTGGTCCTTGAAATGTGACTGATTACAGAACCAGGTGGTTTAAAATAAAGAAGATATCTTGATGTCTGGGCATTGTGAAGAAACTTTGTTACCAAACTTTCTGTATTATACCTTCCAACAACTGGCGATGCCATCTATAAATAAATCTGATTATCATTACTATGTAGGCAGAGAGTGGGACAATCTTTGAAAACAAAATATAAACCCACCAACCCTAATAAGTATATGGGTGACCCTAACAATATTATTTGTAGGAGTTCATGGGAGAGAAGGTTCTGTAAGGAGTGTGATACTAATCCAGGAATAAAAAAGTGGGCAAGTGAGGAGTTCTCAATCCCATATGTTTCTCCTGCTGATGGAAAGGTTCATAGATACTATCCTGACTTCTTGATTGAGAAAGCAGATGGTAAAAAGTATATCATTGAGATTAAACCTGACAAGCAGACCAAACCACCAGTCAAGAAAAGTAGGGTTACAAAGTCCTACCTTTATGAATGTGCAACTTTTGAGATAAATAAAGCCAAGTGGAAAGCAGCCTCTGAGTTTGCCAAAGATAATGGAATTGAGTTTCAGATAATGACGGAGAATCAAATCTTCCCAGAAAAACATTATACTAGGAAGAACTATGGAACAAGAGGAGTATCTAGAAAGCGCAGAAAATAGGTTGGAGTATGTGGTTGATGACATCATCAATAAGACCACTGCTGATGATAGGATGCTTGCCCTATTAGAAGTGCTTGAGGAGACAGAAGTTGTTCCTGATGTAGGTAGATACTATACCTTTGTGTATGGTCCTAAGACACCTAGAATTAGATATGATCAGAATCCTTTAATTGCTTGTGTATCTGTTGATAGATGGGGATTCAAAGGATTGAATTATCATTGGGGTAAGTTTAGAAACTATACCTGGAATGAAGTGATAGGTAATTTACATGTCATCTATCCACTTGAACTAAGGGATGCCAGATCAATTCCTATTCAGTATTTCAGAATAAATAATTAAACGTTAGGATTATCAATGACATTCAACGCTAACAATCTTAATTGGTCTACACTGTCAGATGCTGACTTTCCTAACGACAAGTTTTTTAAAACAGATTTTATATTAACCAAGTATCCAGATTTAGATAATAAAGAGGTGAAGGAAAAGAAGAAGATTCAATCTAAGGTTAATACTGATACTGGTGATATAACACTTAGTGAGGTGGATAAGGATGGTAATGCAACTAAGATACAAACAAGAAGTAAAAATGGAGTAGTAAATATTTTTGATGAATCATTAAATCAGCAGTATTTCAGTGAGAGTTATTTTGATACCCTGTTTCAGTATGAAACAATCATGGGTGATTCTAGACAAAAAATCATAGGTGAAAATTTTGGAACTGTTTTTAATGGCAATACAGTAGATCCAGACTTTTGGGGTTCTGATTTTTTATCTGATGTAAACATGTGGGACACTGATACTGTGGGACAGTTTAATCTCTCAACAGATTATCAAGCAAAGGAGGCAGGTAAACAGGGATTCTCAGCAGGTAATGAAGCATTTGCAGGAAAGGGAACACCAGTTGGTAAAACTTTTTTAAGATATCCACTTACTGAGGTTCCTGATGCCCTTGGATTTGATTTCATTAGGATTAGATCCTATCAATATACACCAGGGGGAAAGGAAGCACTTAAACTTTCTAATGGAAGAATAAGTGCCAAGGAAAGATTGATTAAGGATGCCACACCCATTGAGACTGTGATCCTCCCCATGCAACCTAACTTCTCTGAATCTAATGCTGTTCAATGGGGTGGTGACACAATTGATCCCCTCAAATTAATTGGTGCTAATGCTGCTGGCATAGTAATTGAGGGTATGGGAAACCTTGGTCAGGAGGGAATGATTAAGGGTGTGACAGAGGGATTCAAAGAATTGACTGCTGATATCATGGGAGCTATCAAAGATCCAAACACAGGTCCAGCAATCATAGCATACTTCGCTGGTCAGGCAGTTGGAGCAAATATTCTTGGTAGGACTGCTGGTGTCACATTGAATCCTAATCTTGAACTTCTCTTCAAGGGTCCAAACCTTAGGACATTTAATTTCAATTTCAGGTTCACACCAAGGAGTGAGGATGAGGCATTTGAGATCAAACAGATCATCAGATGTTTTAAGAAGAACATGGCAGTTAGAAGATCTGTATCAAATATGTTCTTGTTGACACCAAACATTTTCACCTTGGAGTACATATACAATTCAACAGGGGAGAATGCTGGTCAACTACATCCCTACTTGAATATGTTTAAACCAATGGCAATGACATCATTCAATGTCAACTACACACCTGATGGTACTTATATGACCTATGGTGATGGATCACTCACCCAATATGATGTTCAAATGGCATTTGGTGAGATTGAACCAATCTATTCTGATGAATATGATGCAGCAATAAGTGGTGATTCAGATGTGGGTAATTATGATCAACATATCAACATGGGTTACTAATGTCAAACTATTTCTCCTATCTTCCAAACTTTGATTATGTAAACAGGATCCCTGGTGAACAAAATATTTCCTCATACATTGAGGTAAAGAATCTCTTTAAGAGAGTTAAATTAAATAGTGAGGTCTTTCAAGAATTATCAAACTTTGAGAAGTACACCATTGAAGGTAATGATAGACCAGATGTGGTCTCTCAGAAAGTATATAAAAGACCAGATTATGATTGGATTATATTACTTGCAAACAATATTATTAATATTCAAGATGAGTGGCCAATGAGCAATCAAGCCTTTGAGAAATATATGGAAAAGAAATATGGGGCAGAAAACTACACCTCACCCCATCACTATGAAACTATTCAGGTCAAAGATTCTACTGGCAATTTGACCATACTAAAAAAGGGACTTGAAGTCCCTTCTGATTACAGTATTTCTTACTTTGATATTGGTTTACAACAACAAAGAACTATTACTGAAACTAATAGATCTGTATCAAATTATGATTATGAATTTAATATTCAGACTGAGAAAAGAAACATATTCATACTCAGGGATACTTTGATACAGATGGTTATCTCAGAGATTCAAGAACTATTGACATATCCAGCAGGTAGTTCTCAATATGTCAATAGGAGAACAGTTAAAGGAGAAAATATAAACCTTTACTGATCAGGAGTCTGCAAGTTTAGCGAAATATGACATAGCGTCATCACCATCATCATTGTCATCAACAGTGGGTGTTGGTTCAGTAACTTTTGATGCCTGGTAAGAATCTTCAAGTTTTCTGAGGACTTCCTCTTCACTGACTGCTTTCTGTTCTGTTGCTGCGTAGTTATCATACTCTGTTTCATCTGGTTGTGGTGCTTGACGTGTGGACTTCTTACCAAGTACATAATCAAGACGCTTTTTCAGATCATCATAGGATTTAAACTGATCAGCAGCGGTGAAGGCAGCAAGTGAATACTCCTTCTTCCAAAGTGCCTCAAGGGCATCATCATCATCCAGGAGTGGTTCAGGAGCAGCAAACTCTGAGGAGTCATAGTTCCAGTAACCATCTTTCTTCTTCAGTTTCAGTTTGAAGTTAGCACCCTGCCAGAAGTCAAAAGGATTGATGGGTGTTTCATCCTCAAACTCAGGTTGCATAGCACCCATAATCTTATCAAAGATCTTCTTACCAAACTTATAGAGGAATACATTCCCCTCATTCTGTGGGTTGGCAGGATCTTTAACAACATAGATGTTTGTATAGAAGGACAGTTTGCGCTTCTGCTTACGCACAGTCTCCTTGTCCTTATCATTACCACTGTTCCAGAGTTCCCTGTTGAGTTCACCAACAGGATCCTTTCCTCCCACTGTGGTCAGGGAGTTCTCAATGTACCATCCACCAGGTCCTTGGAAGGCATGGGAAAAGAGTTTCACCCAAGGGAGATCTTCTCCTTCAGGAGCAGGCAG